AGTGACCACAACTTCATCAGATGGCGTAGACATGCAGATCCTCTCCACGCTGAAGGTAAACAGAACGGCCCAGACTGTTGAGGCGCGAAATTTCATCGCCCCGCGACGCATCGCCATACAGTTGGTGTGCAACCAGGCGCACTGGGCCGCTGATGGGGCAATGCCGGCGCACAACTGGCGGGCGCTGATTGATGACTGCCTGGGCGGCCTGCTGCACAGCGTAGGCGACATCGCGCAAGGCTGCGCTGACCTGGCCACGGCCTTCAGCGTCCAAGGCGCTGCGCGCTGAGTCAATGGCCACCTGCAGGCCAGTGCGCGTCACATTGGTCAGGGTCTCAATGTCTGACCGATCCAGGAGCGGTGTATCCATTTCGCCGGCCAACACGATGATGGCGCAGTCAGCAATGGCGCATGCCGCATGAGCACGGATATGGGCCTGCACGATAGCCACGTCGGCAGTCATGGTGGCGTCAGGTGCCACCACATTGGGCGCCAGTGCCATTGCCGATGGGCTGACCACGCTCACCACGGTATTGAAATCCTGCAGGCCGCTACCGCTCACTACGTTATTGCCGCCTATCGCGTCAAAGAGGATATTGCGGCCACCAAAAGGTAAGCCCTGCAGAGCGCGGTCTACCACGGCAAGCAGATCGGCGGCATAGGCACGTGGGTAAAGCACCGGATCCAGGTCGCTCAGCACGGCACGCAGCGCGCTGGTGTCAGTCAATGCTGTGAGCTGGGCTTTGGCCTGGTTAAAAGAGTCTTTCAAGACCGATAGACGCAGGAGCCCGGCGTCCTGGGCGTCTTCGACTCGGCGCACCAGGGTGTCGTCAGCTGCAGCACGTGCTTCATCTGCGGCAACCGACACGGCCTCCATCTTTGTCACTGAGCTGGAAGCGGTGAAGATTACCTTACGGGTCTTGTCCTCTACGAAGACGATGCTGACCATCGCGCCGTCGACCAGGTCGACGTCATGGTCGTCGCTCCAACTCTCGGCCAAGGCCATCATGGGACCGTGCACAGGGTGGATCAGTTCACCCGCACCAGAAGACTCCAGGGCGCTCATCAGCTGCGCTAGGTCGGTCTCATAGTCGTCGCCCCAGACAATGGCCTTGACCGTGACACGGCGTGCCTTGAGGCCCAGATCGTCCAGATCAGCGCCATCGGTGTAGGGGTAGCCGTTTTCCACGATGGCCCGGCTACCCGATCGGCCAACGGACTGGACTTCGAATTTCACGCCCTTGAAGCTGGCGTCCAGAAGAGTATCTTCCCAGGCCATGTCAGTTCCTGCGGGCATTGCGCCCGTTGGTGTCATTCAAGGTGTCAGCCAGTACCTGGCCGTCCACCGTCAAGACGATGGGGCGGTTCTGCATGGCTTCCATCATGCGGGTGAGAAGATCCATCAGCGAAGAACTACCCTCCATTGGCTCATTGACAGCATCAACGCCACCCAGGCGACGCGGATCTGCAAAGCCCTTGCCACGGTGACCACCCTTTGCCATAGCCTCCTGGACATCCATGCGCTTGAGCGCGGCAATGTCCTCTTCGCTGGGCTGTGTGAGGGACTCAAGCCACATCAAGGGCCCAGCGGCCGTGGCGCCGATCGACGCCACCTTACCCAGCATGCCAGCGGCTGCAGCCCATCCAGTAGGCGCGATGGGTGGAGGTGAGCCGCCCGCTGAATACAGCCCTGCAGGACCAACCACACGCGAAGCTGCCGCGCCACCTGCAGCTGCAGCGGCCGCACCACCAGCACCACCCTTTCCCAAAAAGGCAAACACGCCCAGGACGCCACCTGCAGCCGCTGCGGCCGCAGCCAAGCCGCCAACAGCCCACTTGGCCTTTTCAACGGTGGCGGCATATTCTGGATACTTCTGGTAGAGATTGGTTGTGCCCTCTGCCAGCTTGCCCAGCGAGTCGCTCACGCTGGAGAGACTCTTATTCTGGGAGAACAGCTTTTCGTTGTCGAGCTGCTGCTCTTTGAAATCGTTGGTGGTCCGAATCAACGCCATGTTGGACTCGCCAACCTGGCCTGTCGCGCCACCGGTTGCGACCAGGTTCTCATTGAAATAGTCGCGGTTGGCGCGAAGTGCCACCAGGGCCTGCATGGACTGCTGGTTGTGAAAGAGCTTACCGAGGGCGCTGCCAGAGAAAAGCGCGGCCTGTTGCCGCATGATGTCCTCTTGCTCAGGGCTATAGAGTGGGTTGCCCTTGGCATCGCGCACCTTCTGGGTTGCGTCCAGCTTCTTCTGCAGCTCTGCAAACCGTGGGTCATGGTTGGCTACATAGTCAGCCAGCGCCACAGTGCCAGACAGGGCATTGCCACCCGTACCAATGTGTTTGGCGATGGAGCCGGCCGCATCCAGGCCCATCGACTTGGCGGCCGTCATCAGCGCATGGCCTTGGATCATGGACAGCAGGTCCTTGAAATTGGTGCCCGCCTCATCCTTGGTGCCGGCCGTCAACCGTGAGGTCTGCACGCCTGCCAGCATCAGCTCATAGCCTTTCATGCCGGTCATACCTGCTTGGCTACCCACAGCGCCAATCTGGGGCATCCACTTGGCCAGGTTGTCCAGCTCCATGCTGCCCACGTTGGTGGAAGCCAGGGTTTTATCCAGCATCAGTGGGATCTGATCGCGTGACAGCTTCAGAGAGCGCAGTCCAAAGATTGCCAGGTTGGCGATGTTGGACGGATCGGCATTGCCAGCGGTCGCGTACTTTTGGATGTGCGGCAGCAGGTAGTTCACATCCTCCTTGTCGATGTTGGCCGCATACAGGTCGTTCATGCCCTTCAGAGCCGACTCACGCGATCCACCACCTACACGCAGCGCACGCTCCACCGCATCATTCATTCCCAGCATGCCGGCACGGCGTTCTGCGGGGGACTTGTCTGCATAGGCAATGTTGGCGGCATCAGCCAACTGGCGCTCGTAGGTGCGCTGCGTCTGCAGTGCTGGGGCCATCACATATTTGCCGGCCTGAAAGGCGGCTACACCGCTTGCGACACCCTTGACGGTATTGCCGGCAACAGACCAGGCCCTTTGAAGCTGCTCGGCCAGGGTGAGCGCATTCTTGGTTTGCTTGGACAGCTCAACCACCTGCCTGGTGGCCTGAGCTGGGCCTTGCATACCGGAGAGGACCTGCACGCTCTTCTTGCTGGCCTCGGTGACCAGGCCGAGCTGCTTTTCTACGCCTTGAAGAAGTTTCTCCACTTCGCCCAACGAACGCTGCAGAGGTGCCACCAGCCGATCATTCAGGCTGGTGACTAGGGCAATGTTCAGGTCTTGGGTCACAGTCAGGGAGCTTTCTTAGCAGATCTCGTTTTTGGCTTCTTCTTGCTGCCCTGGCGCAGGCTGATCATCTTCTTGGCCGGTGCGGTTTTGCCTTTGGCTACCTCCAGCAATACCCTAGCCGATACGGTGTCAATGTCGCCAGACTCGGCCCAGCTCAGGCCGAGTCCACAGAGGGCAAGCCGGGCGCGGTAGAGGTCTCTTCGGACGTCTCCGCGAGCACGCGCTTTTTTTCGAGTTCAGCAGAAGCAGCCTCCAGGAGGTTGTAGTCCTTCGGGTGAAGTGTCGTGAGCAGGTCAAAGTCGATCTGTTCCGGTTTGAGCGATCCCAACTCGACCAGTTGGCACGCAAACAGCGCGGTGCTGAGCGAAACACCATTTGTGGTTCCCACCAGGTCTACCGCATCGATGTTGTCCTGAACGGTGGGTAACCGAAGCACAAAGGTTTTGTGCTTAACACCGTCGACCACTACACCGGACAGGAATGTTCCGGACTGCAGCAATGGATTCTCTCCAGCCATTACTCTTCAACCTTGTCCAGGGCACCCATGTTGACATCGATGACGGCCTCGCCCTCGAGCTGGTACTTCTTGCCAGCCTGGATGGTGAATGCATCACGGTAGCTGGTGCGACCGCTGGTGCCAACTGGTGCAATCGTGATCTTTGCGCTTTCGATGTTGTCCCAGTCGATGGGCGGGCCATTGACCGGAATAACGGCTGTGAGATTGATATCGTAGGTAGTAATACCACGCGAAAAGCCCTTAGCACGCCGCTTGCGGTTCATCGTCTTTACCAGGCGCTTGCCTGTAACTGTAGTGACTGAGATCGACTGAACTTCCACTTCCCGTCCATCCAGTTCGAGCGATGCGGCACCAACAAATTCGTCTGTCATTTCTTGTCCTTTAAATCAGTATGAAAACTGGGGTCCGATTACAAGATCATGTCCAGGCGAGAGGCAACGACGTGCAGGCCGTTGACAATGTCTACGGGAATCTTGCTGTTCACACGGTTGTTATCCTGGAGATCACGCTCCACAACCAGGTCGTTCTTCCACTTATCCACGTTTTCAATGATCTCCAGGTCCTGCAGTTGATAGGACACATCAAGCAACTCGCTGCGTATGCGAGGCGGCGTGCGTTCGCTGAGCTTGCTGCGTGGGAACCGCAGCTCAATGCGGGTGCGGTAGGCCTTCATGCAGTAGTCCATCGTGCGGATGCTTGTCAGGTCCAACCAGCTCACGTCTGCGACGCCGGCAGCGTTCACGATGTATGTGGTGATGGCACGGACCACCTGCACTACATCGCCTGGGCCCCATTCCAGTGGCGTCACGCCATTGGCCAGACAGGTTTCCTGCTCGGTACGGCTCAAGCGGTCGGCGATCAGCGGAGGTGCCACGCCGGTGAGCACCAAGGTGTTCAGAGGCATGGCTGGATCCTCTTCATACGCAATGACCGTGGCATAGGCAGCAGCAATCTCTTCTGCCGCCGTAATCGAGTTCTTGAGGAATGCGGCAGTGATGCGCTCAGAGTTCAATGTACCGGCCTGAGTGGTTGCAGCACTCAATGTGCCTCCGCTGGCATACACGCCGATCGCAGGCCGGCGCTCTATCGAGCTGCTCACGCTGTTCAGGTGGGTGCGCAGGTCGGTGAGAGGTGCACCGCTGGTATATGGCACGGCCAGAATTTCATGCCCACCCGTAAATGCATTTGCCAGCGCGGTGGCAAGTGTCGGGTCATTCAAGCCGCCTGTGAAGGCTGTGGCGGTCACAGTGATGCCGGTCGCAGTGCTGGTGGAGGTCAGACGGTGAGCATTGCCCACAGTGCCCTTGTTGCGTTGGGTGAGGGTCACCACGGCACCGCCAACAGCCTGGGACGTCGGCAAGTCGACGGACGCGTTGATGACGGCTAGGATGCTGGCTGCAACTATCGCTGCGGTATCACCCACGGCGACGGGAACGGACAGATCGACGCCGGCCACATTGATGGCCACGGCTCCCGCTGCAGTAGCAGTGCCGGCAGCGGTCAGTGTCGCGGTGGCCGCCACGCCGGTACCGGAATCAGCCATAGGCAGTACGAAGATCTGCGCATAGCGGTTTGCCTTGATCGCGGCCTTGACCATGCGGTGGGACTGGCTACCACGGCCGAACAGACCTGCAGCTGTCTCCGAGTCAAACACCTGGATGACAGCGTTGGCCAGGCCGATGCCGGCACCAATCAACTGGGCGACGATGAGCACGCGCTGCAGGTTGGTGGGCAGCGAGCGCACGGCCAGCGCATTGTTGTACTCGAAGTACTTGCCGGGCTTACGGATACTTGCCGGGATCGTGCTGAAGGTGACGTTGGGGCTTGCCATTTGAATTCCTTAATGAAGCCAGGGACTGGATAGGTAGCGCGGTGCTCTGAAAAACGACTGCTGGCGCGCTTTTATTTGGACGCCTTCGCGGCCTTGGCCGTGGCGTCCCCGTCGGTAGGGTTCGCCTGCTCATCGGCCACCTCCACCAATTCGCCATCAGCCATACGGCGGATGTAATAGGCGGTCATCTCGACTTCTACGGCCGCAGCCTTGTCGTCAGTGATGTACTTGCGCGGATCGTCTTCTCGGGGGACCTTCAGGCCGGGGATGGCTGCAACAACTTTCATGGGTAAACCTTTCAGGTCAAAGTGATCAGGTCGGACTTGTCGGCAGGGTCGCCTGGTGCCGTGTGCTGGGGCTTGAGATAGAAGTCCATGCCAATGGTCTGCAGCTCGCCGCCTGGCACAGCCGCTTCTTGCTCAAAGCTCTCAGTCCACTCTGTAGAGAACTCCTGCCCATACACCACCACGGCTTCGCGGTTGACCATGTTCTTCACGACGGCACGAATAGGGCCGGGCGTGATCGGATGGATCTTCAGTCCAAGCTGTTGGTTGACCAGGGCCAGCTTGTTGTCTTCCAGGATCTTGTAGATACCAACGTCCGCACCATTGGTCGAGTCATTGAGGCGGCCCGCATTCTCATCAAGGGCACGTTGGGCGCACAGCACCTCAAAGGTCGCACGCACCTTCATGCTGCGCAGACTGATGCGCTTGTACTCAGGTGCACCGCTGAAGGTGACCCACGCCGCGGGCATGGTGCGGATCCAGGAATACAGCTCGTCGTCGAGCTGCCCTGCGTAACTTGTCACCGTCAGGCCGGTGTAGGCACGTGGAGCGGCACGCAGGCACTCCACGATGGCGTTTTCAATCAGGGCGATCGGGCTGGCGCTTGTCATCACAGCACCTGGCTCATGTCGCCGAATGTCTTGTCGCCCGTACGCACTGCAGATCCACCGCTCACGCTGGCGGGTCCGCCTGCGCCGGCAAGCACCAGGTCACCAAGGCTCACCTTGCCATCGGCAATTTGCTCCAGTACCTTTACAGCGTCTTTAAAGCGGGTGCGAATCGCCTCGGTTTCCATGATGTCGGTACCGGTCTGGCGGTAGCGGGTGATATCGACCACCAGGCGGGTGAGCATGCTGGGCACGGTCGGCTGGCCTGTGGTCTTGTCGGTCAAGGGTAGCGCATAGCGTCGGCCCACATAGGCATTGACCTCGCTCTCTGCATCTGCCAATGCGGCCGTCAGCACGTCCAAGTCGGGCGTTCCCGTCTTGTTGCGGTCACTGATCGCGGTCGCCTCGCGGGCTCCCAGGCGGTCAATGACATCTTGTGGCGTGGCGTAGGTCATGATCGGGACTGAGGGCTACTTGGTAGCAGCCTTCTTTTCCTTCTCGAACGCAGCGCGATCGGCGTCCAGCTGCTCGCGGTCAGTCTTCAACAATTCGATGCCGGTTAGCGCGAGCGCCTGATCTTCCGCCAGCTTCTTTTGAGCGGCCTGCAATTCGAGCTGCTCAGCAGTGAGCTGCTCGCGCAACTCTTGCAGACGTAGGGCTTCGCTTTCAACAGCGGCCACACCCTGTGCGACTTGCTTTTGGTCCAGCACTTCGCCAGGGCGGACTAAGGTATGACCCAGCAGCGGCTCGGCCTGCTCTTCGGTAATGGTGACTTCGCCACCAATTTTGTAATCCTTGCCATCATGGTTGAGTGGGCTCTTGACTTTGTACTTGGGCATTTCGACTCCAGATGTGTGAACGGGTGCTTTCACCCAAAAAGGGTGGCCACGGCCACCCTTGCATTGACGGGAAGCGCCAGGCGCCGCTGTAGAAAGGCCTTTAGACCACCGCGTTCTGGAAATAGCAACCCACGTCCGGGAAGCAAATCAGCTCTTTGACGTGCTCGCCTACACGGACCTTTTGGCCACCGTCCAAACCAATATTTGGATCGGGGATGGTTCCGCCGACGATATCGCCCCACTGCGCAGTGAGCGCGAAGGTAGGCAGTACGGTGCGCGCATCCTTCACTGACTTGTCGATGCGCAGGAAGGCAGCGTTCTTGCCCCACAAGCGACTGAACGCGGAGGACTGGCCCTTCTTGGCGGTGTTGTAGAAGCTCTCGCCCACAATGATGTCGTCGAGCTCCAGCAGGTCCGCCACAGCTTTCTTCTGTGCAACGCCTGCAGCCGAGGCACCGCCTAGACCGTTGGCATTGTTCAGGACGGCCGCAACCACCTTGGGGTGCTGACGCAACTTCGTCCACACGGCGCGGCCGAGCACGCCGATGTTGGGACGGATCAACATGGTGTCGAACTGGGCCAGGATCGCACTAACAGGGTCACTGTTGACGTAGTCACTCCACTGGCCAGTCCCCGACAGCGTTCCGCGTTGTGAGACCAGGTAGTTATTCAGATTGAATAACAGGTTCGCTACGCGCTGCTCACGTGCCAGGCGTACCAGCAGGGCCACACGCTCTGCCGCAGCGGCCAGAGGGTCGTAGTTGGTGCCTTCGGAGTTCTTGATGTCCTTGTTCGGCACTGGATCGTCCAGGCCGTAGTCTTCGGTCGAATCGGTCACATCAGTGCCGCCGAATTCGACCTGGTTGGGAGCACCAGTGCGGCCAACCTTGGTATCTGGAATGGTGAAGGCTTCGTCGGTGGACATCTTGGTGTAGATGAATTTTTCACCGGGCACATCAACACGGGGACAGACGAGGTCAGCAATCAGGCCGGTGGGCTTGATTGCCATAGCGATCTGGGTCAGCTTCGGCTGTACGGTAAACGGGGCGGTATTGGTGCTCATGAATTCTCCAGAGAGTCGTTACAAAAGATCGTTGGTTTAAGAAGCTAGGCCTTAGCCCTGCATCACGCCCGGAGCGCACATGTACGATCCGATGTCGCCAAGGACGCCAGCAACCTCGGCAAAGCCAGCGATGCGCACGTTGGAGCCTGCTGCCGGTGCAGCGACGATGGCGCGGCCAGATGCGTCCGATGTAAGCGGATCGCCCGCCGAAACGTTGCCGCCGTATTCGACTTCTGCGATGCCGATACGAACAACGTCGCCACGGTCACCGATTGCCGCAAATGCCAGTCGATCGTTGACGCCGATGATCTTGTCAGTGGCTGCAGCTGTGACCAGCACACCACCATCAGCAGCGCCAAACTTGACAAAGCGGTATGACGGGATGACACCTTCGGCGGTGTAGTTCTTGTTCAGCAGTTCGTTACGCATGGGATATCAGCTCCTGGTCAATGTGTTGGGGGCGGGGTGGTTAGGCTTTGTCCGTGCCGGCGTTGACGGCGTCGATGGCCTGGGAAATCGTGATGCTTCGGCCGGAGGCTTCCATGCGGTCCATATAGACCTTGGCACGGTCTGACACGTCACGGTTGCTCAGCTTCTCATTGCCGCCGTTCTTGGCGAACTCACCAAAGCTCACATGGGCAGGCATGGCCGTGAGCTTTTCCTGCAGGACAACGGCCAGCGGCTTGGCTGCATCGCCCTCGCCAAAGCTCACGACACCGCTGGGCAGCGTCAGGTGGTCCAGCGTGGCCACGATCACGTCCTTGAAGTCGGCAGGCAGCTTGGCCTGGGCAACCAAGCCATCAGCAAAGCTCACGTGGGTGGAGTGGCGTGCGTCGGCCGCACGCTTGGCATCGGCTTGCTGCAGGGCCTGCAGTTCGGTGTCTTTCTGGGCCAGCTTCGCATTCGCTGCGTCCAGCTCGGCCTGTATTTCTGCGGCAGTCTTCATGTGCGGTTTCTCCAAAGGGTTCGCGGGTTGGGAAGAGGTTGCGGCCTTGCCTGGCTCAGCAAAGCTGAGCGCAGGCGTACCGCCTGAAATTTGGGTTGCGTCATCAGGGTCCACCTCTTCATCAGCGCGCTGGCTGATGGAGCGCAGAGAGTCCAGCTCCCAAGCGGATAGCACGCGGTCGGCGACCTCCGTGCCTTCCTTGGCAATGAACCAGTCGCGGATGTTTCCAAAGAGGCGCGCAATAGTGCTGCCGGCATAGCCAGGCAGATCGCCAAAGGTGACAACACCTTCCTCGGCCTCAGCAAAGCTCAACGCACGCAGGCCCTTGACGGCGGGCGGAACTGCGCCCAGCAGCCCAACGTGACGCAGGTGCCACTTACCAGGCGTGGGATTGTTGGGGGCGGTTGGCGTGTAAAAGCTGGATGAAACCGTCTTGAAATGGCGCTTGTCCACCAGCTCTTTGGCATCATCAGTGGGATTGACTGCGGCTTCCAAACCGTCATCAGCAAGACTCAATGAACGAATGCCACCGAACGAAGGCGCATCCATGCTCGGGTGACCGATAACCAACTGGGCTTCGAAATTCGCCGGGTCGTAGGTCTGCTGGACTTCGCTCAGGATCGCTGGCGTGATTTCAAGTTCAACGCCTTCTACGCTCTTGACTTTGCCCGGCTTGGAAATATGAATGGATGCCATGCCCCGTACTGTCGGGGTTGGGGTCTAGCCTGCGCAGCGTGACGCGTGTCACTACTGCAGCGCTATTTCCCAGTGCGCAGATTGTTCCGGGTTATGGCTCGCAGGTGATGCATGTGCGCAGCGTCCATGATGTCAGCCAGGTCGCGTGGCGTGAGGCGTAGAAACTCACGCGCAGGTATGTCGCTTCCTGGGTGATTGACCTGGCGCACCACAATACCGCCGAAGGATAGCGCACGCCGTGTCTTCGGTTTGATGACATGGGGCTTGGTCTTTCCGCCATTGTTCTGGATGCGGGCATAGACCTTGTTGCTACCCACCACGGATGTGGTGGCGTCGTAGAACTGCACGATGCTGGATGCAAGCTGACCGGAGCGCTGCAGGATCTTGCCTGGCCAGGTGCCTTGCTTGTAGCGACTCAGCTTGGTGGACGGCTTTAGGTCTCGCCACTTGGGGCGCCCCTCCTGTTCAAAGTTGTCTTCCACTGCGCGAAACATGATGCCGGCAACCGAGCGCATGAGCGGCCTGGAGTTGCCCATTTCTGCAGCAGCGCGGCGCAGTGCCGCCAGCAAGGGCTTGTATTCAATACTGGCTTCAATCACGATTTGCACCTATCATTGATGAGCTGGCGTCGTAATCCCTACGAGGCAGGCGGCAGGTCGCAGTACCACCGTCGAGCATTAGCGGACTGGATGTCCGTGCCAGCACCCTCATTTTCTCGTGGGCCAGTTCTTGATCTCGCGCACGACCTTCTCCCTGGTAGTTCTGAACAGGCTGATCACATACAGCTCATCACCGGCCTTGGTGGCCTTCAGAGCCAGACGCCAGACAACATCTCCCTCATATAGAAACACCAGGCGGTTGCCCGCTTGGGTATGCACCTCGCCACCATCCACGATCTCAGGTATGCGCTGGTAGTCGGCCAAGCCAATCTCTGGGTGATTTGCGACCTGCTTGGCAAGCGTCTCGCTACTGAGATACGCCACCGAGGTATTGGCTGATAGGCGTTCTTGATCTTGCGGGCGCAGCTTGGCCACGGGAAATGCGCCCTTGGACTTGCCGGCAACGAAGTCATCAAAGGCCGGCCCCTGGATGGCCGTATCTATATAGCGGCGTGAGAGCTGCACGTCGGCCGCTTCCAGGCGCGGCTGCCAGGCAGTCTGGCCAGGGTTGTTGCTGAAGCCTGGATCTGGCTGGAATTTCCCACCAGGTAGGGTCTTGTCCACCAACCTGGTAACTGAGGCCGTGCCGCCACCCCTGAGCGGCACGTCGACCTGCTCAAGATGCCCGTCCGAGCTGTCCACGCGCAGGCCACGCTTTTCGACTTCCAACTCGGTGAAGTTGCGAACACGGCAGCGGCAGCGGTAGCCGCAGGGCGGGTAGAAGCTCTGCCAGGCTGGGTCGTCGTAACGGAAGATTCGGCCGTTGAGTGCACGGTGGGCTGGCCGCGTGCGGCTGTCCAGGATGGCAACGTACTGCCACATGGGTCGCTCTTCGGCCTCTTCCATCATTGCTGCATAGCGCCCGGCCCCATAGGCACTCTGCATGTTCGTCTGAAAGATCGTCTTGAGGCGGCTCGCGGTCAGGCCCTTGGCGATCTCGCCCTGGCTGTCCACGCGGCCAGCCGCCTGCAGCTCGGCTGTGGTCGCGTCACGCTGCCACCAGCCCTTCTTCTGCAAGCTGGGGATGAGGCCATCTTTCCACTGCTCCAGCGTCTGGCCGGACTTTTGCGACTTAACTAGGGAATCCAGGATGTCCTGCAGCACGTCGAGCTTGGCGACATTGGCCACGGTAAATCCACGGGCATGCTGGCCATCCAGCCATTCCTTCCAACTGCCAGTGACCTGGGCGCCCTTGCCCTGCAGGTACGCGATGGCGTCCTTGGGCTCCAGGCTGGTGGAATAGCCGATATCGCCAGCAGCGATCATTGCTGCGCGTCCTTCACGCTATCGCGCCCAACCAGGTCGGCAACAAAGTAGGCCTTGGTCATGATGTCCTCCAGCGCGCTGGCGTCCATATCGGGCCATGCATCCACCAGCGCCTGGCGCACTTCGTCCGGAGTGGACGCTTCTTCAATGGCCTTTAAAGCCGGTGTGAGCAGGGTTTTCATGGCTGCCTGGATCGCATCGGCCGGCAGCTGGTCGATCGCCGCATCGAGCGCGGCCTGGTCGGGCGGCACGACAGTGGACGTGGCATCGGCAAAGCTGGTGGAATCGACACCAAGCAGATTGCCCCGATCGCCGATGGCCTGGCCGTTTGTTTGCGGGACCTTGTCTGGGCCCAGATCCTCTTCGGATAGCTTGTAGGCCTTCATGTAGTACTTGCGCGTTAGGTTGGCACCCGACTTGGACAGCTTTTCATCACGCGATGCCTGGACATCGTCAACAGACTCTTGCTCCCAGAACGCATACACGGGTGGCTGCGCTCCGGGGAAGTTGACCTCGCAGTAGAACCGCACGATCTGGTTGATGCCCGATGCGATCATCCGTGCGTCACTGTCACGCACAAATCCCTCGACGTGCTGAGCAGCTGCAGCGCTGGCCTTGTTGCTCTGCATTTCCATGCTTTGGTTGTTACCCAGCAGCGCGATCGCGATATCGCTGCGGCAGTACATCAGCAGCTCTTTGTACATATCAGCGTTGGCGCTGGTAGCCACGGTGAGCAGCTCCACGCTGGCGTCATCTGGGATGGTGGCCACCGCATCACGCACCATGCGCGCCAGTTTGTCGGCCAAGTCGTCGTGGTCCTTGGTCGACGAATTGCGTGGCAGCTTGCCCACTGCCCAGGGCATGCCGTACTTTTCTGTGAAGGTCACCCAGAACTTGAGCCCACCGCGCTTGAATGTGATGGGCCAAAAGCACGATGCCAGATCGGACTCACCGTAAGGGTTCTCCCAGCTGCGCCGTTTGCCCACCACCACAAACTTACGCTCGGGCACAGCAACACCGACCGTGGACGAACGCGGCCTGAACTTCAATGTCGTTTCTTGCGGGTCAAATCCAAACCACTCAGGCGGCTTCGTGATCATCCGGCTGGGTGTTGGCAGACCACCGCGCACGTCCCACATCAACTCACCGACCCGATACCCAAAGAATGCGCCGTCGATCAGGTCTTCTACAACGTTGTCCACATCGTAATTGGCGATCAGGTCCTCGCAGGCCTTGAGCACGCGAGCCGGCGTGCGCTTGCTCAGCTCGGCGTCAAAGCCGCGCTCCATTGACTGCACGGCACCGGTGCGCCGCCCACGTGGGCCATTGACGGATGGATCCACCAGGAGGTTGCGATACACCTCGATCTGCTTGCCCATCTGCTTCAGAATGGGATCAGGGTTTGGCAACAACCCAAACAGGCTGGTGATATCCCCGGCTGCAAGCCGCGTTGCGATCTCGCCAGACAGGCCACCACCGGCCCGGGTCAAAGGTTCGGTTTGTTGTGAAAATGATACAAATTCAGTAGGCGAAATGTACAGACCCTGGCTCATGGTGTTCTCCGTGGATGTCCCAAGACATCAAAAATCGATTTGGAGGGCTTTCGTCCCCCTTTAAAAACGGCGCAACGCTTCGGGGCGCTACCCTGGGTGCTATCTGGGCGGCAAAACGCCCGTACGCGATCAACTTTTTGGATGGTCATGACAGGTACCCACCCAACTGGCTGGAAACCGGGCGGCTGTCCGGGATGGACTTGCTTGCCACATGCACCGGACCGACTGCCGTCTCGGTGGCGTGCAACGCCAAGGCCAGCGCCCAAAAGCGGTCGGCGTGGCCATCTGGGGTGCTTTCGGCCACGAACCGGATGTTTCCAGCGGCCGTGGTGACCTTCTGCACTTTGCGCAGGTCTGAGCGGATCTTCGGGTCTTCTGGGATGCGCACCTTGCGGTCTTCCATCGCGCCACGCAACGGGTAGGCCATAGCCTCTTTGACTTGCCCGGTGAAGGTCACACCCTCAATGCGCCGCTCGCCAAACTTGTCC